GGTTCAAGCTATGGTTTATTCATACGTAAAGATCAAACAGGTAGCGAAGCACTTACAGATACTTGTCGAGCTTTATTAGTAGAAAATCATACTAATACACTTGGTTCAGGTAATCCTTTAACGCCTGCATTCGCTCATAACACTATCAGCTCTCACTACGACGGTTCTTCTCAAGATCTATCAGTTGTATCTAGTGGTTCTTATAATGAGTCTAATGTTACAAATCCAAGCAGCGCGATTATGGCAGCGGGTTCTTATAGTATTTCGCAAGATGCTCAGCTAGGTGTTAACATTGGCGCATTCATGATTGCAGAAAATGCAGCAATAAGTAATATTTCAGCTTTTGCGTTTGCTCGCACAACTGGCGTAGGTGCTGACCGTGGTATTGTAGGCGCAATCAGTAGCTATGAGGCAACAACATACTCAGGCGCAAGACAGGTTGACCCGTTCCCGTATTCAGATATAGCTATTGTAGCTGATGCGAAGTACGCACCAGCGGGAAGCAAAGCTTTTTATGCTTACGGTGATGCTATCTTTGAGGGTGGTTCTGTACGTGTACCAGCTTCAAGTGATGACGCTCATGCTGTTAATGCTGGCGAGATTAAAGCTAAACAGAAACGCTTTAAGATGGATACGACTAGTGGGGTAAGCAAGACGTTCCATAGTGGTTTAGATCTTAGTAAGTGCTATTATCAAGTTATTGATGACGGCTCGGCTGTTGATGTTGATGTTCTTATGGATATCAGCACTAACGAAATCACGCTTACAGCTACAGGCGGCAACTTAACAGACCTAGTATTGTTTGTTCAAGAAACTATATGCAGTGAGACATTAGTATCATAATGTAGTATTGCTAGTAGTTACGACAAAAAAGCACTCTTAATTGAGTGCTTTTTTATATGTGTTATAATCTAACTATTGAATTAACCAAGGCTCTAATATGACAAGACCAAACCCACCGTTAAAACTACCGTTAATAAAGGGTGATAGAAAATCCGATTATGATTATCGAGATAATCTGCCCGTTAACATGACGGCCGTTAGTCGAAATGTCAGAGGCGATCAAGGTTACTTGTTAACACACGATGGTCTAACGGAGTTCGCGGTAACTAACGGCAAGGCCCGTGGGGGCGCGTTTAATGAGAGATTTAATAAACACTATCGGGTTTCTGGTAATGTGTTTGAATCTGTTGGCACTGATGGCACTATAACACCTATTGGGGTGACATCTGGGGACGGTATATGTTCTTTTGCAAACTCGTTCAATACCCAGGCTGTATTAAGCGATGGTAAGTTGTTCTTATGGGATAACGCATCATTAATACAGGTGACTGACCCGGATTTAGGTTTCCCTATCAGCATAACTTGGTTTCGTGGTATTTACGTGATGACAGATGGGCAGTTTTTATTCCATACTGATATTAACAATGAGTTTTCAATAAGCCCTCTTAAATATTCATCTAGTGAATTCTCTAGCGATAAAATAGTAGCTGTTGCCGATGACGGGCATAACCAGATATACGCATTTAACCGCTATTCAACTGAAGTGTTTTATTTCGATCCTTCAGTGCCAACAGGTACAAGTGTGTTAAGAAATATTGATGCGGCAAGTAACCAAATAGGCATAGTAGGAACGCATTGCCAAACCCTACTTGATGGCATCTTTTTCGTATTAGGTGGCCGACAGAATGAAAGCATTAGTGTTCACATACTAAATGCGGGTACTGAAACCACTATTGCAACAAGAGAAATAGATCAAATCATATCTAAGTATACCGAGTCGCAACTGTCGGGTGTGGTCTTAGAATCGCGCACAGTAGATAGAGATAAATTCTTAGTTATCCACTTACCTAACGAAACGCTTTTATACAATCATGCAATTGCGGGTAAAATTGGCCTTGATGCAGCTTGGTCTTATGTGAAAACAGGCGTTGATGTTGATGACCCATGGCGCGCTAAGTTTGGTGTGTTCGATCCAAGGGTTTCTAAGTGGATTTATGGCGATACGCTAGAAAATAAACTTGGCTATCTTGATGACGGGAAAGCGTCACAGTACGGCAACGATACTGAAAACATTTGTTACACGCCTATTATTAACGGATTAGAAACCGGCTCAATAGATGAGTTTGAAATAAGCACAATTGCTGGTTTTACAACAGGTGAGTTTAGTTCATCTTTCAGCTTGTCTTATGATGGGATCACATACGGCACTGAATACACTAACATCATTTCATTATCTCAGGGTTACAGAAAGCGATATATAGCGCGTAGACTCGGTTATATTCAATATGAGTTTAACTTTAAATTCAGGTTTGTTTCTACTGATAAGATGGCGTTTTCTGGTATGGAGATCTCCTGGTCATGAGTAGACAAATCCTAAAGACTTACCAGAGCATTAAGCAAAATGTAGGCGACTCAACAGATAGATTTGTACAGGATTATTCTGCAGTAAAAAACAACTTAGACGATGCTTTAAAACTAATTGAGAGCATGAAAACATTATCAGGACCACAAACACCTGAAGGTAATGTAACCTCTAATTTATCGCAAATTTTCATTGACACGACAGGCGCACCAACAAGTGTTACAATGTATTTCAATGAGAGCGTAGGCTCAAATACTGGATGGGTGGTAGTGGTTTGATGAGTAACTATATAACTTACAGAGATTTTGATTTAAGTAGCTCGCATTATGATAGTGCAATCCAGAATAACAGGGAGATTATCCAAGATGCAGCTGCAATCATGCTGGATAAAATAGAAGCGGGCGAAATGATAGAGCAAGAGTGTCCTGTCACACACCGATTCACTGAAGGCTTATATTTGCGCGAGATATTAATGCCAAAGGGTGCGCGCATAATAGGCAAGATTCACGCTACAGAACACTTTAATGTTGTCCTTACTGGCTCTTGTACAGTCATAACGGCAGAAGGTCGGGAAGAAATAATAGCGCCACATACTTTTATTTCAAAGGCGGGTGTTCAAAAAGTGGTAATTGTACACGAGGATTGTCGATGGCAAACGCTGCACGTAACAGACAAAACAGATTTAAAAGAAATAGAAAAAGACGTAATTGCAGAAGATTACGATCACTTACTAATTGACGGTCTATTAAGTAGGACCAAGGAGTTAATAGCATGAGTTGGGGATTGGTAGCAGGGGCGGGCGCTTCGGTAGTCGGTGGGTTATTTGGAAGCAGTGCATCTAATAAAGCGGCAAAACAACAGGCAGCAGCGACAAGAGAAGGTATCAAGTCGCAGGAAAAGATGTTCGATAAGTCACTTGCATTACAGCAACCATATAGACAGGCTGGGTACGGTGCTTTAGAAGGCTTGCAAGGATTAACTGATCCAGGTCAAAGAGCCGAAACACTACAAAATTACTATGGTGGGCAAGAATATCAAGCGCTATCAGGTCAAGTTGAAGAACAACAACTTCGAAATGCGGCTGCTACGGGTGGAGTTAGAGGTGGAGCGAATCAAGCTGCACTAGCTAGTATTGCCCCACAATTGGGACAGCAGTATTTATCCGGCTTGAACCAACAATACACGGGACTTGCTAATATGGGTATGGGTGCAGCATCGCAAGGCGCTAGCCAAGCTATGCAGTTAGGCGGCAATATTTCAGCACTACAGCAACAAGCGGGACAAGCGCAAGCTGCAAACAGTATCGCACAGGGCAATATCTGGGGTAACGTAACTAAAGACCTTGGTTCAGCAACATACGACTATTTTAATAAGGGTTAACATGGCTATTTTAGATTATTCTAGGGGACTGAATGCAGCAGGTCCAGAAACAACGATGCAAGGTGTGCTAAAAGGTGCTGGTCAGTTGCAGGGCTTACGTCATAACGAACAGGTTATGCAGCAACAACAGCAACAACAGCAACAAGCGCAAGCACAAGCGCAAGCGGAAGGTGAGGCAAGACAAGAAGGCGCTGAACTACTAAAGAGCGGAACACCTGAACAAGTGGCGAATTTCGGAATGATGCACCCTGAGATAATGAAAGATTATGCCAATGCAGTAGATTGGCGGGATAGCACTGC